GGGTGGAACTACCCCAACAAATGATTTGATTCTAACTGTTGCTACAGTTGGTGCATTGGGCAAAATTGCTACATTTGGTTCAGTTGGAACTGGTCGCGCTGGCGACGGCATCGTTGATGTTCTTGTTGATGTTACTGGCACTACAGGCGTAGACACTTATGTGTTTGACGGCAAAGCTGCAGATTTCGCATTGACAAAAACAGCAAGCAAAATTTCAGCAGTGAGCGCATTGTCTCCTACTGTTAGCTTTGACCTAGCAGATCACGAGCGTGTTGTGTTCAGCGATACGGCAATTGCATTTGATGCGGCAGGTAAAGCTGGCGATGTATATGCTTTGTTAGCAGCAGGCCTCGGCGTTGCAGATGTTACTAAAGCATATCAGGGTATTGGTATCAACCTTGCTGATGCAGGTTGGACAAACAAACAATTAGCTGAAGCATTGTTATCTACAGATGTTTACAAAGCAGACGCAGGTGGCGTGAGTAATGAAACATTTATTAAGCATGTCTACAAAAACGTATTTGGTACAGATGCAACATATGCACAAGTTACTAGCTATGTTGATTGGATGACTAACAGCAAATTATCTCAAGCAGATGTTTTAGTTGCAGCAAGCGAATTGCCAACATTTGAAACAGCTATTGGGCTTGTTGGTTTGGCAACAACTGGTATTGAGTATACTCCGGTTGTATAAATAATTGATACCGCGGATTAGTGAAATGGTATCACAAAGGACTCATAATCCTTAGTTCCTAGTTCGACTCTGGGGTCCGCAACCAAATATATGAGAATTATATCTATATTATTATTGGCATTGCTCTTAATGGGCAATGCCTTTTCTATGAAAGTAACGGCACATTCCTGGCTTGTTACTGATGGGAACGGAAAAATTATTGAAGGGCAAAGTATTGATGAATCTCGTTCAATTGCCAGTATCACAAAACTTATGACTGCAATGGTTATAATTGATGCCGGTCAAGACCCAAAACAAATGCTCGGTAAATTTACAAGAGAACAACACATACAGTTAGCGCTTGTAAAGTCTAGTAACGACTCTGCTATTATACTATGTGACAACTACCCCGGTGGCAAATCTAGTTGTATACGAGATATGAATTTAAAGGCCTTGGCAATTAATATGCCCAATACTAAATTTGTAGAGGCTTCTGGATTAAGTCCAATGAATATTAGTACAGCCAGAGATTTATTGGAACTAACTCTTTCTGCAAGGTATTATCCCGAGATTGTTGAAGCAAGTAAAACACCACAAGTAAAAATTCAGATTAAAAAGAGATGGTTCTTTTTTAATAATACTAATCCTATTATTGGAAAGAGACACGATTTCATTGTGAGTAAAACTGGAACAACAACTGCTGCCGGTGGTTGCATCGTTATGATGCTTGATACCGATATCGGCAGACGGATTGTTGTTGTTCTTGGTAGCAGAAACGGAAAGACTAGAATCCCCGAAGCGGAATTTATCGCACTCCGGGAATACTAATTAGAGAACAATAGGCAACCAAAGCCATATACCCTGACTCATTAACAACGCGGATAATGCGCCAACAGCAATACTTGCAATATATAATGCAGGTGCAACAGCTAAGATACTAGCTGACAATAACACAATTGCAATTTGAAATCCAGAACCAGCAAATGTCATCCATGGACCTGACTTGCGTATCTCATCGCGCTCAGCTTCCAATGCCCGTGCTTTAGCCATAAGTTCTTTTTTGCCTTCCCCTGTTGCAG